TGCGCGGCATGCTGGGCGATCTTCGAGCCGGAAGACGAGGAGCCGGAAGACGAGGACGACGGCCTGACGGCCAACGAGAAATAGGGAGCCTAAAAAATCCGCGAAAAGGGGCGCAGCAAATGCTAATATACCAATCAAATCAAAGCTAAATTAAGACGCTAATCAGATAAACGGATGGGGCTTGAAACACGGAGATAGACATTGAAAACAGACATCCACCCATTAGTCGATTCCCATCTGCGTAATTGGGCGCTATGGATGCGCCACCCAGGATTAAGGCTTGGCTACCCGGCCCGATCCGCAGGACTGAGGAGCGGCGGAATAAGCGGGAATGATGCCTTTGACGAACTCTGCGAACAGGCCGACGAACACGCCGCAATAGTCATGAATCGCATTATTGATGATTTGGAGCCCGACGAGGCCGCCGCCATCAACCACCAATACCTGCATGCGGCGTGTAGGCTGCGGAATCTGGAGGCCAGTTTCGAGCGTGCGGTGGGTAGGGTGTGGCGGTCGATGCTTGCGAATGGCCTAGCATAAAAACATGAAAAACGTGTTGACTTTCGGCAAACGATTTGCTAGGATTAACTCGTCACCTCGCTCGCCCATACGAAACGTAAAGCCGCCTCTGCGCGGCTTTTTTCATTTCCAATCATGGATATAGATAAAGCCCGGAAAGCGTTTAATTCTCAAAAAAGCGGCGCAAAAAGACGCGGAATCAAGTGGAATTTGACGTTTAAGGAGTGGTGCGACTTTTGGGGAGAAGATTTTCATAATCGCGGGTCTGGCCACGACAAGCTGTGTATGCAGCGATTCCATGATAATGGCGCATACGAGATAGGGAACATTAAAAAGGGGTTCCCTCAAGAAAACATGAGGACTATGGGGAATGTTCGGCGCGGGAAATTGGCAAGAATTGCAAAAGCCGAGCACGAGGCATCGCTAGACGCTGCAAATGTGATCCCTGTTGATTACGAAGATGAAGACGAATCAATCTCCGCGTATTTCTCGAAAAGCGGAGGGTATTCTGCTGTTAATGGACTAACGTTTGCCATAGATAAAAATAGATAATTTCCATACGCATGGCCTTGGATACGCGATCATGACGCGGCCCACAAAGAGACTCCGAGGCCAGCCGCATGGGTATCAGCCGATAGCAACAGATTCGGCGTAGTCCGTTAAATGACCCTTAAAGACCTTGTTAGGGGCCAGCCTTATGGTGCGGAACGGGCAACCCAGTTTAGCCGCCTAAGAGCGGCTTTTTTACGCATTAACAACCAAAACGGACATTGTGCACATTAATAGGAGTTAATGTCCGGTCTAGCTGCCTGCCAACGCTTCTCTAGTGCACCTTGGCGGGCTTCTTTCCCCCGGCTGCGACCCCCTCCCGCAGCCTAGCCGCCCCGGCAAGGATTCTGACCCCTTGACCGGTGGCGGTGATTATTCAACAAACCTCCAATGAGGTGATTTATGCCTTTTCAAAGACCAAACTATTTTGGCTCGCCGAATATTGGCGGATTGCTCAATGCGAGCCTAGGGCAAATTTCTCAAGCGCAGAATGCTGCGAGTAATTACGTCCCGCAGTTGCCAACCCAAGCCGCTGCGGCACCTGTAGTTTCTGGCTGGGAATTCCTAAAGAAACTAGGAAATGCCGGGTTGCTGGGTTTTGCTGGTATTCCTGGGGCAAAACGGCAGCTTGGGGCTGATTCTCAGCCTGACATCGAGCCGCAATACCAGCAATATCGGGCCGGTGGCGGCGGGTTCTCGCCGTCTGATTGGTTCCATCAAGTTTATGCCCCCGGCAATGAACTGAAGCCGTCATCCGCTGGTTAATTCTGACAAAATGGTGCCATCTGATAACTGATCGTATTGACGCGATCACCCATATCGCGCAGGAATATAGAGGTAGCGTTCTGCCGGCCCCCAAGTCGGTCAAACTGGAATTGACGGCTGACTGCAATTACAAATGTTCGTTTTGCGTCAAATCCATTCGAGAAGATAAGGGGCAGATCGACCGGGCGCTGTATTCGCGCTTGCTCCAAGAGATGCATACGGCTGGCGTGGAAGAACTTGGCGTTTTCTATATCGGCGAGAGCTTCACCTGTAAATGGCTGCCCGATGCCATCCGCGAAGCCAAGTCTGTTGGGTTCCCCTACGTTTTCCTGACAACCAACGGCAGCGCCGCCACACCGGAGCGGGTGAAATCCTGCATGGATGCTGGATTGGATAGCCTGAAGTTCAGCATCAACTTTGCCGACGATAGCCAATTTACCGACGTCGCACAGGTAAGCCCAAGTCTGTACCACAAGGCCATAAGCAATCTCAAGGCTGCGCGCCTGGTGCGAGATGAGGGCGGTTATAAATGCGGCCTCTATGCCTCCTCCATTGCCTTCGACGGCGAGCAGGGAGAGAAGATGCGAGCCATCGTGGAGGACATTAAGCCCTATGTGGATGAGTTTTACTGGCTCCCTCTTTACGGCATGAGCGGAGCATCCAAGGAACACGGGTTTCAGCCAAAACCAGGCAATCCCGGAAGGCTTGGTGCAATGCGCGAACCATTGCCATGTTGGGCAGTTTTCACAGAAGGGCATATTACGGCTGACGGCAAGTTGGCCGCCTGTTGTTTTGGCTCCGGTCTTGATGGCGGCTTGATGATGGCCGACCTAAACGAAGTATCGTTTATGGAAGGCTGGAACTCGCTTCGATATCAAGAATTGCGAAAAGCACACTTGTCCAAAGACGTGCGCGGAACGGCTTGTGAAGGCTGTATGGCAGCGTAAATGCTGAAAATCTTCATTGGGTGGGACAAAAACGAGTCTGTCGCGTGGCACGTCCTAGCCCATAGCATTATGCGCAGGGCTTCAAAGCCCGTCCTGATCTCGCCGATAATGTTGAGCCAAATCCGCGACGAATTCACAAGAAAGCGCGATCCGGGGCAATCGACGGATTTCTCTCACGCCCGCTTCATGACGCCACATTTGGCTGCTGGCGGTATATCGGTATTCATGGACTGCGACATGTTATGTCTGACCGATATCACCGAGTTGGAAGATATCGCAAGGGCAAACAACGATCTGGATGTGCTAGTCGTAAAGCATGACTATACACCAAAGACGCAAAGCAAATTCCTCGGCCAGAAGCAGGAAGCCTATCCGAAAAAGAACTGGTCGAGCCTGATGGTCTTCAACGGCCATCGCCAGGCGGTCCGAAACCTAACACCCGAATACATCAATAAAGCTTCCCCAATGGAGTTACATCAATTCCAATGGGCCAAGTCAGTTGGTGGGTTGGGAAAGGAATGGAATCACCTGATCGGCGAATATCCAGACCGCGAAGACGCCAAGATTGTGCACTACACCATAGGCGGCCCGTGGTTCCCAGAATACAAGAATTGCGACTATTCGGAAGAATGGTTCGACGAATACGAACACATGACCGCGACCAACCGTTAGGAGTCGTTATGGCAGGCAAACCAGGAATGCACAAGAAGCTGCTAAACCCGGCAAGAGCCGAGGAAATCAGGCAGAAAATCAAGGCTACCTTAATAATCAATAAGTTAGAAAATCATGCACTTGGTCAGGAAGAAATGAGTGCGACTCAGATCACGGCTGCGCTTGGTCTTTTGAAGAAATGTGTCCCTGATCTTGCTGCTATTGAGTTAAGTGGTAATGAGGATAAGCCTGTAAGGTTGTTAGCTGAATGGATGAAGTCGTAACAATTCCTTACTCACCCCGTTCTCAGTTTCAGCCCTATCACGACAGGCAAGAAAGATGGGCGGCGATTGTTGCCCATAGGCGATGCGGGAAGACGGTAGCGACGGTTAATGACTTGATCAGGGCGGCGTTATTAAACACATTGCCGGAACCGAGGTACGCCTATATCGCCCCCTACTATATCCAAGCAAAGGATATAGCCTGGAACTACCTGAAGCGTTACACCGCCCCCCTACTAGAATACGGTGGGCAGGTGAATGAATCGGAGCTGGCAGTAACCCTGCCAACCGGGGCACGCATACGTCTGTATGGTGCGGAGAACGGGGAGAGGATCAGGGGTACGTATCTGGATGGGGTAGTGCTGGATGAATACGGGGATTTCCCCCCCAATCTTTGGCAGGAAGTCATCAGGCCGGCGTTGTCAGATAGGCAGGGTGGTGCCACCTTCATCGGGACACCGAAGGGCCATAACCAATTCTACGAAGTCTGTGAGCAGGCCAAGAATAGCGAGGATTGGTTCTTTGCCGAACTAAAGGCCGGGGAAACGGGAATACTCCCCGCCACAGAATTGGCCGCTGCTCGGAAGGACATGACGCAGGAACAATACGAACAGGAATATGAATGTTCGTTTGAGGCTGCAATCCGTGGTGCCTACTTCGGCAAAGAAATGAGGCAGGCCGAACAGGACGGCCGGATATCTGGTGTTCCTTACGACAAGGCATCCGAGGTTGTAACGGCTTGGGACTTGGGCATAGGGGATTCGACGGCTATCTGGTTTGCCCAGGCGGTTGGCCGGGAGATTCACGTCATAGACTATTACGAATCTTCCGGGGTAGGGCTGGATCATTATGTGGGCGTCCTCCGGCAAAGGGGATACCTATATGGGGATCATATCCTCCCCCATGATGTTGAAGCCAGAGAACTTGGGACGGGCAAAACTCGTAAGGAAACACTAGAGGCATTGGGTTTGCGGGGTATTCGCATCGCCCCTAAAGTGTCTTTGGAGGACGGGATTAGCGCGGCCCGCCTGTTCATTTCCAAGTGCTGGATTGATCGTGCCAAATGCGAGTACGGCATAGAGGCTTTGAAGCAATACCGTACTGAATACGACGACAAACGCAAGGTCTTCAGCAATCGCCCTCTTCATGACTGGACAAGTCATGCCGCAGATGCTTGGCGTTATTTGGCGCTTGGGTTCAGGGCAGGCCCGGCAAAGTGGGACAAGATCAACTATCCGAACAATGGCGCGATATGACGCTCAGAGAAATGGTGCGGGCAATCCATGCCCTGCAAAGACAAGTTGCCGAGATTAACGCCGAGATGGCGCTGTTGAAGGAACAACATGGCAAGAAAAGACCTTACCGACGCCGAGATAATCGGGCTGATCGAGAACGAGGAAGCGAGGGCCTACGGGATCAATGACGCCGATCTCGCGGCTGATCGCGCCAAAGCGCTCAATTACTACAATGGCGAGGTAGAGCAATCCGCCCCTGAGGGCCGCTCCAATGTTGTCTCTCGTGACGTTCTGGATGTTGTCGAATCCGCCCTGCCGCAACTCCTGAAAATCTTTGTTTCTGGGGACGAGGTAGTTAGATTCGACCCCAAGAGCTTTGAAGACATCCAGGCCGCCCAGCAGGAAACCGACTACGTTAATCACGTGGTCATGGAGAAGAACAACGGATTCGGCATCTTTTACACATGGTTCAAAGACGCCATGCTGTCTAAGAACGGTTATGTCAAGGTTTGGTATGAAGATGTAGACAACACCGAGACGGAATCGTATCAAGGACTGACAGACGCCCAACTGCAAATGCTGGTTGCCGGCGACAGCGTGACTGTGCTGGAACACACGGACTATCCCGACCAGTATGCGATGCAAGGCAACCCGGCGCAAATGATGCAGGCTGGAGCGCCGGTTCTGAATCCTCCCATGCTGCACGACGTAAAGGTGGAGATTACCGAGCGTCAGTGCAAGATCAAGCTCTGCAACATCGCCCCTGAAGATATTCTGGTAAGCACCGATTGCAGCACCGTATCCGTGCAGGATGCTCGCTTTGTGCAGCACCGCGCATGGATGACGCGATCCGAGGCCGAGGAGCAGGGCTGGTCAATTCCTGAAGATTTGGGATACACGGAAGATCGCGGGCAATGGGATGAGGTTATCGCCCGTGACCTGTATAACGAAGACCAGAACGCGCAAGAGTCGGATGAGATACTCATCAAGGACACCTACATCCGCCTGAATGGCGAGCGCAAGCGTTTCGTTCTGGCGGGCAGGGTGGTGGTGCATAAGGAAGACGCCGAAATAGTCCCGATTGCCACAATCACCCCGCATATCATGCCGCATCGGCACATCGGCATGAGTTATGCCGATCTGTGCATGGATGTTCAGGACATCAAAACGGCGCTGGTTCGCAGCAATCTGGACAATCAGTATCTTGCGAACAACGGCAGGACGGCGATCTCCGATAAGGTCAATCTCGAAGACCTGCTGACATCCCGGCCCGGTGGTGTTGTGCGAGTGCAGGGCGTCCCGTCGCAGGAAATCATGCCGCTGCAACACATGCCGCTTTCGCAAACCGCTTTTTCCATGATCGAGTATTTCGATTCCGTCAAGGAAAAGCGTACAGGCATCACCGCCTATAACCAGGGCATGGATGCCGACACATTGAACAAGACGGCCTCCGGCATCAGCCAGATCATGAGCGCCGCCCAGCAGAGAATCGAGCTAGTTGCCCGATCTTTTGCCGAGACTGGCGTTAAAGAGCTGTTCATGCTGGTGCATAGGCTGGTGCGGACGCATTTCACCAAGCCGGACATTGTGCGAATCCGCAATAAGTGGGTCGATGTTGACCCGCGCCAATGGAAGACGCGCACCGACCTGTCTATTGCCGTTGGGCTTGGGACTGGTAACAAGGATCAGCAGTTAGTGCATCTCCAGACGATCCTGATGGCGCAAAAAGAAGCCATCACGCTCGGGATTGCCACACCAAAGAACATCTATAACGCCCTTGCCAAGCTCACCATGAACGCGGGATTCAAGAACCCGGAGGAATTCTGGACAGAACCGCAGGATGGACCAATCCCGCCCCGCGAAGACCCGCTTGTGCAGGCCGAAAAGGTCAAATTGCAGGGCAAGCAAATGGAGATTCAGGCCAAGGGCCAAGCGGATTCCGCGAAAATGCAAATGGAAATGCAGCAGGAGCAATTGCGCAGCCAGAACGACATCGCCATTGAGCGGGACAAGATCAGCGCGCAAATGGAACTTGAGCGATGGAAGGCGCAGCTAGAGGCCGAAACCAAAATGCGCATAGCCGAGATGGAAATGAGCATGCGGGCACATATCGAGTCCATGCGCCCACGACAAGCAGAGCACCAAAACTGAGGAAACGAAATGCCACTAACAGCTAAATCAGACTCACAAGGATGGCAACGGATCAAAGTAACCGCAACTGGCGCTGTCAAGTTGAAGCCGGGGGCGGTTTATGGTGGAGCGGTTATGCTGACTGCCGGAACATCTACGACGTTAACCGCATACGATGACACAAGTGCCGCCGCTGCTAACCAATTACACCCCGTGACCGTCGCGCTTTCTGCTGGGCAGATTGTCGGACCGTTTGGTGGCGTCAGCCCTGTTACTGTGGTCGCCCCGCTTACTGATGGAGTGATGTTGAAAAAGGGCTTGTATTTAACTGTCGGCGGAACGGGGTCGCCTGTCTTTTGGGTGTTATGGAAATAAACGAAATAAAGCGAGGGCAGGAAGCCGAACACTTGCTTGGCAACGAGTTATTCAGGGAAGCCTTCAGCAAGACGCGGCAGGGCATTATCGACGCCATGGCAAATTCCCCGATTGGCGACGAAAAAACGCATAACAGGTTGGTGATTGCACTGCAACTGCTTGCCAAGGTAGAGCGCCATATTAAAACCGTGGCCGAAACGGGAAAATTGGCTCGCATCCAGTATGAACGGGATGAAGGAATTATCAAGCGCAGCATTCGCAAGGTGGTTGGATGATCTACGAAGCCAGCTGTAGCCAATGCGGGAAAGTCTCAACGTATTCCAGCCGCGTGGAAGACAGAAACAAAACGCCGCCCTGTTGCGGCAAGCCGATGGAACGCATCTTCAGCCCGACACCGGGAAAGGTGGACATTCCAGCCTATCGGCGTTAACACCCCTACCCGCAAGGTTTCACGGCATCGCCGCGAGGCGACCCTATGCACGGCGGGACACGTGCATATCGACAATCAGGAAAGACAATGGAAGATCAAGCCCCAGAGCAATCGACCGAAGACCGCATGATGGCGTACCTCGAAGCCGAGGAAGCAGAACCCGAGGACACAGAGGAAGAAGCGCCAGCCGCAACCGATGAACAGGAAGAAACGGCAACGGAATCCGACGAGGACACGCCGGAACCGCGAACCCTGAAGATCAAGCGCGGTGAAGAAGAAATCGAAATCCCCGAAGAGGAAGCCAAGGAATTGGCCCAGAAGGGGTACGACTATACCAAGAAGACGCAGGCTGTAGCCGAGGAACGTAAGGCTGTAGAGGAGCGCGCCCAGGCCGTACAGGCCCAAGAGCAATACCTCGCCCAGCAGTTCGCGGTGCAGCAGACGCTTATCAAGGAAGTCGCCAAGGTAGAAGCCATAAACGACCAGATCGCCCAATACGAAGCGTTGGACTGGAATGCCATGTCCGACAGCGATCCCGTTCAGGCGCAAAAGCTGTTCTTCCAATACCAGCAACTGACCACAAAGCGCGACCGCGCCATGGAGGAGTTGCGACACAAGGAAGGCCAGGCCATGCAGGCGCAGCAGCAGCGGCGCGAACAAATGCTGGCACAAGGCATGCAACAGCTTGTCAAGGACATCCCGGATTGGGGTGCTGAAAAAGTGCAGCAGGTGAAGGAAGTAGGAAAGTCGTATGGGTTTTCAGACTACGAACTAGCCAATGTCTACGACCCTCGCATGGTGCGTGTGCTTCACGACGCCATGCAATACCGCGCAATCCAGCAATCCAAATCCACCGCAGAAAAGAAAGTGGCGAACAAGCCCCCCGTGGTCAAACCGGGCGGGAAAGACGCCAAGGTTGCGGCCAAATCGCAAAACGCCGACTTGAAGGCTCGCCTGAAGAAAACGGGCGATCAGCGGCTGGCCGCGCAACTCATTGAACAAATGCTCTAAGGAACCAACATGGCAACTGCTACCACCACAACCGTAAGCAATACCTCCGGCCTTGCCGAAGACTTCGAGGACATCATCTTTTCGGTGAGTCCGACCGACACCCCCATGCTGACGATGGCCAAGCGCAAGAAAGCCACCGCCCGCCTGCACCAATGGCAGGAAGACAGCCTTGCCGCCGCCAGCTCCAACAAGGCGGAAGAAGGTGCAGACGCCAGCTATGCGACAGCTGCGGGCACGACCACGCTCAACAACTTCTGCCAAATCTCGACAAAATCCGTTGATATCTCCCGCACGCTGGATATCGTCAACAAGTACGGTCGCAAGTCTGAAGTGGCCTATCAGATCATGAAGCGCGGCAAGGAACTCAAGCGCGACATGGAATTCACCATCTGCCGCAACCAGGCGTCCGCCGATGCCACCGCCCGCGCTACTGCGGGTTGGGAGTGCATGATCTCCGGCAACCTCGTTCGCGCCAACGCTGCGGAAACCACGGATTATTCGGTGCGCGGCTATTCGGCGTCAAGCTGGACGGCACCGGAAGACGGCTCGCTGGTGGCCTTCACGGAGGCGGCTCTGGTCTCGGCTCTTGGCCTCGCCTGGGATGATGGTGGCGATCCGACCGTGCTGATGATGAACAAGAAGCAGAAAAACGTCTTCAACACCTTTACGGGTGTGGCGACCAAGTACAACGAGGTCAAAGGCACCAGTCAGGCGGTGGTGACGGGCGCTGCGGATGTGTATGTCTCCAGCTACGGCAACCACGCCGTCAAGCTCAATCGCTACATGCGCGACGTCGCTGTGTTCTGCATAGACCCCGAGTACATCTCGGTGGCCTACCTCGACGGCATCAAGAAAGAGAAGATGGCGAAGACCGGCGACAGCGAGCGGTATCTGCTGACGGTGGAATACGCCCTCGTCTGCGACTGCCGCGATGCCCACGCGACGGTTGGCGGACTGCTCTAACCAAACTTGACACCGGGGTGAGTAATCTCCCCGGTTTTTTACCAATGCCAATTTTGTTCGATTTCAACCCCGATACAGGGGTTAGGGAATGGTTCGACTACGACCCGATCACGGATCAGGTCTGCATCACGGCGGAACAGGATGTATCCGGATTTCTCGACCGCATGCAGGCGATACGGAACAACCCGGAGATCAGTGCTCAGGGCATGAAGGAAGAATGGTGGTACTACTGTTCGATTCCTGAAGTGGTGGAACTGGAATTACGCAAGCGCGGCCTTGATCTCGGAAACAAGGATCACTTCAAGGCGATTCTCAAGATCATCAATTCCGAATACCCCTACCTCAAAGCTACGGACAAATGGCATCGGTAAAAGACGAAGACGTAAAGGAGATTCACAAGGCTTGCCGGGAACTGATCGCTAACGGTGACCTTGAAAAAGCTGTCAGTCTTTTGAATCCCCTGTTGGAACACGACCCGAATGATGCGATTGCGCTGAACTTCATCGGGCTGATTCATCTGGAAACGCGCAATTTCCACCTTGCCTATCAGTATCTCAGGCGGGCGTTGCAGGAGAAGGTGAACATCGCGCCGATCTGGTGCAATTTCGGCTTGGCGGCGCATGAACTTCTCAGGAACGAGGAAGCCAAGGCGGCCTACATGAAGGCCGTCGAATGCGATCCGAACTACATCAAGGCGTATGTCAATCTCGCCGCCGTCCTCATCGAGGAGGCGAAGTGGGATGAGGCAGAGAAAGCCTGCGAACTCGCCAGAGAGATCGACCCGAAGTCGGACATGCCGCTGAAGAACCTGGCGCATACCTGTTTGGCGAAACATGAATGGAAGAAGGGATGGGCCTATTGGGACTTGACACTTGGGGATCAGTACCGCCAAGAATGGGTGTATGGGGACGAACCCCGGTGGGACGGATCAAAGGACAAGGCGGTTGTCATTTATGGCGAGCAGGGGCTTGGGGATGAAATCAATTACGCCTCGGTGATTCCAGACGCCATCAAGGATTGCAAGAAAGTCATCATTGATTGCGACCCGAGGCTGGAGAATCTGTTTAAGCGCTCCTTCCCACGTGCCGATGTGCATGGCACCCGCAAGAACAAGAACCCGCAATGGCTGGAGCATGCGCGGATCGACGCCCGCTGCGCCATGTCGTCCTTGCCTCGGTTCTATAGAAACGCAGACGATGACTTTCCAGGCACGCCGTACCTGAAGGCCGACCCAGAACTCACCAAGATGTTCAAGGGACTGTGGAACGGCAAGAAAGCCTATGGCCTCTGCCTGCATGGCGGGTCGAAGATCACCGGGGAATCGTGGCGGAAACTGGAACCCTCAGACTTCGCGCCGATCCTTGGTACTGACGCGGTATTTGTCTCATTGGACTACAAGGGCAAGCTCGACAACCAGAGAATCAAGGAATTCCCGTGGGCCACGCAAGGGACGGATTACGACCTCACCGCCGCCCTGATTGCCTCCTTGGATGGGGTGATTGGTGTCAATACCACGGCCATACATTGCGCTAACGGGCTTGGCGTGCCGACGCATATCCTTGTCCCGGTTAAGAAGCAATGGCGCTACGAACCGGCCAAAGACGGCTCCTATGTCTGGTCGAAGACGGCCAAGCTTTACCAGCAACAGATGGGGCAGTGTTGGCGAGACTTGATTAGAACCGTATGCCTATAGTTGCCAACCAAACCCCGCCGAAGTTGCCGGAAGGAATACATCTTAACCTCGGGTGCGGTAAGAAAATCTGGCCGGGGTTCGTGAATATCGACTTCCCGTCTAACTGGTCTGGAAAGAAGCCGGATATCGAATGTGATTTAAGGGCCATCCCGCTAGAAAATGACTATGCAGACAGTGCATTTGCTATACACGTATTGGAACATTTCTACAGGTGGGAAACTGAGAAAGTCGTAGCTGAGTGGGCGAGGATTCTCAAGCCTGGCGGGTTATTGGTGATTGAAGTCCCGTGCATGGACAAAGTAATCGGCCTTTTCAATCACTTCATTTCACAAAAAAAGCCCATCAACGAACAGATGACGCTCTGGGCACTCTACGGAGACCCTGGTTACGAAGAGCCGACGATGGTGCATAAGTGGTGCTTTTTCGTTCAGGAGCTTATGCATATTCTTCGGGAATCTGGGTTTGAAGATGTGTCATACGAAGAACCACAATATCACGCAAAAGTCAGGGATATCCGGGTGAGAGGGAGGAAGTGTGGATCAATTCAACCTTGATTTCATCCGTAAGCATAAAGACAAACTAGCCGGGAAACTCATAGAAGTCGGGGCGAAGGACGAAAACGGCACAGTCCGTAGCGTGGTAGATGTGACGGTAGGAGTTGATATGCGTCCTGGCAAGTGCGTGGATCTGGTTTGTGACGTGAAAGACCTGCCAAAATATTACCCACATGGGTATTTCGATGCATGCATTTCGGCCAATACTCTGGAACACGTCGAGGACTGGAAAGCTTTTTGTCGCGTAACGTGGGATTTGGTCAAGAATGACGGATGGTTGTTGATTACGATGGCCTCCCTTCAAAAGGGCTACCACGGCTACCCGCATGACTACATCAGACTAACGGAAGGGCAGATCAAAACGATCTACCCAAATGCTGAATATTCAGAATTGGGCCGCGTCTCGGTTGGGTGGGTCGTCCAGAAGCGCGGAAATATAAACCTTGACGTTGTACCGCTATCGCCCAGAGTGAAGCAGAAATGCGGGTGACGTTTGCCAGCTTCGGGGAACATATCGCATCATCCAGGCTCCGCGCACTCATCCCGCAGCGCGAACTTGCGAAAACCGGCATAGAGCTCGGCAATGATGTTCTGATTTACGGGAAACACATTCTCCCAGAGGATGGGCTACGCGGGTTTGGTAAGCGCATATTCGACATCTGCGACGATCACTTCCATACGCCGGGCTTGCGGGATTATTACCTTGCCCACGCGGAAAGCGCCGACGCCATCACATGCAATTCCGAGGTGATGCGCCAGAGAATAAAGGAAGAAACCGGGCGCGCTGCTCATGTCGTCAAAGAGCCTTACGAATCCCCTGAAAGACTTCCATCAATAGGACCAAAATTATTATGGTTTGGTCATGCGAGCAACTTGCCGAACCTGCACAGGATTCTGCCGTTGCTGAAATACCCGTTGCTGGCGCTGTCGAATCATCCCGACTGTGTGGAATGGACGCCGCAAGCCTTCTCTACGGCTATCACGGAGCCGTGCATTGTGATTATCCCGACCGGGAAAAGCCCGGCGAAGTCAGAAAACAGGTTTGTGGAGGCGGTACGCCGTGGGCGCTTTGTCTGCGCCGAACACCTGCCGGCCTATGAGCAATTCGAGCATTACATGCCACTTGGAGACATCCCGGCGCACATTGAAGCGGCGCTGGAATATCCAGAAGCGGCAAAGCAATCCATCTTGGCGGCGCAGGACTACATCCGCGACCGCTATTCACCAGAAACGATAGCCAAAGAATGGTTGGGAGTCATAAATGGCGTTGTCGACCTATAGCGATCTCAAAACCGCGATAGCTTCATGGATGCATCGCGGCGATCTTACGTCAGTTATTCCCGACTTCATCACGCTTGCCGAAAAGCGGATTCTCCGTGATTTGATTAAGCGCGGCGGCCATTATCTGGTCGAATCCTCCAGCACAATTACGCCAAGCTCAAACGTCGCCGCCCTTCCGGCAAATTACTTCTCGATCCGTTCGCTCGTTTCTTCGACATCCCCTAACGAGGAAATACGCGACGTGCCGCTATCCGTGCTGAAGTCGGCATATGGGCAAACCGGCAACGGGAAAGCCTATTCCATCGTTGGATCGAATATCCAACTATCCCCGGATGCCGGGACTAGGGATGTTGTGCTGAATTATTACATTCAACCCACTGCATTAAGCGATTCCAATACTACCAACGAACTGTTCCCGACGCTCTCCGATGCTTACCTTTATGGCGCGTTGATTGAAGCGACCCTGTATGCGAAGGGTGACGCTACGCGCTGGGTCAATGGGTATTCGGCGGCGCTAGACATGATCGCCGGGCATAACCAGGCAAGAAATTACGGGAATTCGCTTGAGATTCGCCCGGCATGACCCCGATCCTTGGTTTTGCGCCTGACGCCGACCCGACCACTCCGGGGGTTCTGACAGACTGTTCCAATATGCTCCCCACGCTGAGGGGGATGGTTGGCTGCGGTGCGGCGGCTACCCCGGCCGGTGTTCCCGCGCTGGCGGCGGCATGCAAGGGTGCGGTTGTGGTCACAAAGCTGGACGGTACGCGCAGGTTAATTGCCGGAACGACAACAAACCTATACGAATTGTCAGGCGGTTCGTGGACTTCGCAAGGTAGTTCATATACGGGAGGCACAGATTCACAATGGTCGATTACCCAATTCGGTAACTCGACTATCGCAGCGAATGCGGCTGATACGATCCAGCGATCCACTTCAACCACGTTTGCGGCTATTGCCGGTGCGCCTATTGCATCAATCGTCTTCTCTGTTGGTGCGTTCGTCATGGCGTTGAACACGAACACAGCGACGGATCAATGGCATTGCTGCGCGGCTTTTGATGAGACGGACTGGACGGTATCCACAACCACTCAATCCGCCTCCGGCCGTCTGGTATCGACGCCTGGCGCTTTGACTGCTGGCGGGAGGATGGGCGAGTACGCCATTGCCTACAAGAATCGAGCCATTTACATCGGGCAATATGTCGGCGCTCCTGATATTTGGGACTGGCAGCAGGTCATCGGCGGACAAGCGGGGTGTGTGGGTAAGAAGGCATGGGCCGATCTCGATGGAACACACTTTGTAGTCGGAGACGATAACTTTTGGCTATTCAACGGCCAAACCGCCACCCAAATTGGGGACAACGTATTAAAGGAATGGTTTCAGGAAGAATGCGACCCTTCATACAAATACAAGATTGAATGTAACTACGACAAACCTAGAAATCTTGTGTGGGTGTTCTACCCATCCGCAGGATCAAGCACGCTTAACCGTGCGCTGGTTTATCACGTTCAGTCGAAAAAATGGGGGCGGGTTGCCCAGAGCGTCGAAACGACGCTGGAGTACGTTACCGGATCGGTGACGATTGACGGGATGGACTCTTACGCCGCAACCATAGACGCCCTGCCTGACATTTCTGTGGATTCACCCTACTGGCTGGCTGGTGCGAGGGCGTTTGCCATCGTGAATACGTCGCACCAAATACAAACCCTGTCCAGCGCCTCCTCGTCGTCAAATATAACGACTGGAGATGTCGGGGATGATTTCACATTCTCTCTGCTGAATCGAGTAAAGGCGCGTTTCATTACCGCACCGTCCGCAGCTACTTTGCAGCATTACTATAAGAACGAAAGCGGCGATTCATACACCACTGGATCGTTAGTAACAATGTCAGGTAACAAGTTCGATGTGTTGTGGTCTGCGCGCTGGCACAAAGCCTTAATCACATTTACCGGGGATGTGGAGATCACCGGGCTTGACGCGAAATACTCGGCGGACAGCGAAGAATGAAAAAAGTACAGGCCGATCCGCGATGGGTAGCTGATCGCGGTACATATCTAACGCTTAAAGACTATGCTTTGCAATTGAACGCCCTGATCGAAATTTTCGGTACGACCCTCCCGGCGTATGCCGATGACGCTGCGGCTGCAACAGGCGGGCTGCCAGTTGGCGGTTTTTACAGAACCGGCTCCGCAATCAAGCAACGGGTTGCATGATCCTTGTTCCGATTCCTGCGCGCCATGTTGACTTTGCATGGCGTGACGGAGCGTCACGGCTTGCTGAATCCTGTTCAGATGAATGCACAGTCGAACAGTTAAAGCTGGTCATCTCCCGAGGCGAACGGCAGCTTGTCCGCATGGACGCGGATGATAAGACGGTCGGCTGGGGCGTTTTCAAGATCGATCAATTCCCGAATGTGCGCGTTTTGCACATTACCAACCTCGTGGCACATAACGCGCATTTCGAGCAATTCCTGGCGGCCCTCAAGGGGATCGCACAAGACCTCGGATGCTCGCGCATTCGGTGCTGCGCCAAGGATGCGCAGGCGCGGTTATACCGCATGAAGGCTGGATTCCAGCCCGTTTATACAACTCTAGAAGTGGTGGTCTAAATGTACAGCAGACGACAACTTGAACAATTCGGCGAGCCTTTCGGCAATAGCGCCACGCGCACTCAAGCCAACAAGCGAATTTACGGTGGCGGTGGTGGCGGTAGTGGTGGCGGGACAGCAACGACCGTACAAAACATTCCTGAAGAACTGAAGCCGCTGGCGACAGCCTACACCACCAAAGCAACCGGCTTGTCCAATCAGGGCTATACCCCGTACTCTGGGCAGCGCTATGCCACGCTCAATCCGCTCCAAACGACGGGGATTACCGGCATTGCCAATCGGGCGATGATGGGGTCTCCGACAGTCGACAACGCGGAGGGTGAGCTTAATCAGATGATCTCCGGCACGTCCAACCCGTACCTGGACTCGATGGTTCAGCAAGCGCAAGACTCGGTGCGGTCGAACTTCAACACCTCTGCGATCAATTCGGGCTCGTTCGGCAATTCTGGGCAGCAGGAAGCCTATGCACGACAACTCGGCAACGTCGCCACGAATATGTACGGCAACGCCTACCAGCAGGACAGAGCCAATCAAATGCAAGCTATCGGCATGGCTCCGACTTTCGGCAATTTGGCCTATCAGGACGCTGCACAGCTTATGAACGCCGGCCAGACAATGCAGGATCAGGAACAGCAAAACAGGGATTTCGCTTATCAACAGTTCCAGGAAGAACAGAACCTGCCCTATAAGCAACTGGCTGCCATGGCTGGGGTATTCGGATCGAATCTCGGCGGTTCTTCTACTACAACTTCTAGCCAAGATTCGGGAGGTAAATGATGTTCGGGAAGATACCTGAGCGGCTAGAAAAATACTCGGAGCGCGTTACGGAGTCTGGTTGTCAAATCTGGATAGGGGCCGTACAGCGCAATGAGCGCGGATGTCTTCGCAACGAACGCAAGGCACTGGAAGCGGCGCATAGGCTCAGTTATCGCGTCGCAAAAAACCTAGAAAAGATTCCTTATGGTCTTCATGTTTTGCATCGGTGCGATGTCGGGTCGTGCATTAACCCGACGCATTTGTTTCTCGGCACGCCATTAGACAATATACGCGACATGGACGAAAAGGGACGCCGCCGCACTTGGCATCCAGTAGGAAAACTAAACCCTAACTATAAACACGGCAAGCGGATGAGGAGTCACTAAAATGCCTTTTGGAATCGACGACGCTTTGATCTGGGGGCCTATGATAGGGGCTGCGGCTGGCGGGTTGCTGCACAAGAAAAATCCGATGCAAGGTGCATTGCTTGGTGCCGGGTTAGGATTGGGTGGTGGGCTGTTGGCCCCGCAACTTGGTGCAGTTGGTGCTGCTGAGGCCGCAGGTACAGGCTTAACTGCCGCTGGTGCTGGTGAAACAGGGCTTACGTTGGGGAGTGGCGGAATTGGATTAACCACCCCCGCCAATGCGCTTATTCCTGGGAATATGGCGATGACGGCCAGCGCTGCGCCCGCGCAGATCGCTGCAAGCGCCCCGTCGTCCATGAATGGGGTCATGAATACACTGAAACCCATCGGCCAAGTCATGGATGCAGCGAATACAACGCGCCGCATGTTCGGCAGCAACGACAATCGCCCAATCATCCCGCCGCAAATCCAGCAAGCACCTGTTAGCACCGGCCCGCAAGGGCTTGCGCAACTCGCAACCATTAACAATATGGCCGGACAAACAATCAACGACGAATCCGCCATGCGCCGAGAGCGCAGGCTGCGCCAACTCGCACAAATGGGAGGCATGTATGGGCCTGCTTGATGAAGGTTTCCTGACTTCCCCCGCAGGGATTGGGTTGATGTCCGCTATTGCCGGCGGGCTGGCGAGTGCTCGCCGTGGTGCGCCCATGAACACGATTGGGCAGGCCGGCATTGCTGGATTGATGGGGTATTCCAACGCCCAAAGGTGGCAGTCTCAGCAAGCCGAAAACGAGATGCAGAACCGCATGCGCAAGATGCAACTCGACCAAGCAACGCGCCAACAGGAGGCTATTGAGCGCATGGCCGGAAGTCTGCCGGAGAACCAGCGCACTGTGGCGCAAGCCTTCCCGCAGCAGTTCGCACAAAGCTTGTTCAAGGAGCC